GAATGTCGTCAAATTCACAGGCACCGAGAGATACATGTTGGAGTAAACAGGTACCTCGTGAGGGCAGGTAAACCTCAAGGCAGACGTTACCTCGGATGCGTTTTCCTTCATTGTCATACTTTACTTTGTTGAGCCAGATGTCACCTGATTTGATACCGAAGAGGAGATCCTCCTTAAACGTACACCTCTCCCACCACTCATCTGTGATGTTGATGCATCGTTTGACCCAGGGCAACTCGTGGCGTGGAGTTTTAATAAACTCAAGTGCATCAGGGTGGCTGAGATCAAGGTGGCACACAACAGCACCGTTTTTATACACGCCCCCACGACGGAGTACTTCATTTAATGTTGAGTAGATTTTTGCGAAAGAGACTGGTCCAGATGCAACCAATCCTTTGTCATTTTCTGTTCCTTTGGGTCGCAGTTTCGACAGGTGAACCGCGCAGCCTGCTCCATATCGTAGAGCATGTGATACAAATTTCCAGGATGCTTCAATTCCATTGTCCCCTGTAATTGAGTCTTCAACGGTGAATACCGTGCACGATACCGGAAGTCTGGACGTTGGGTTATCCAACCAAGATTGGACACGTCCCGTGCGAGAAATATAAGATGTGGTCATGGTTTGATAAGATCGTTCAAAATAGGAGGCTGATAGTTTGGTCCTTTTAAAACCTTACCATCTCTACGTCGGATAGGTAAACCGTCCAAGCCTAACTTAGACATGTTGCTTTTATGGACGCGATTTAGCGCCTCTTCTAAATCCCACTCCATATTCTCAGCATATTGAAAACAAACATAGACAAGATCTGCAAGTTCTTTTAGTTCATTTTCGTAGGGTTCTTTGTGAACCGCACTATTGAATTCTTTGAATTCTTCATCGATCAAAGCCAGTTGCATAGTCCGGTTCTCCAAACTGTTCTGGATCCCATAAGCTGTACGGAATTGAATTGCTTGATCGCTCGGACTGTTCGATTTGCAGTGTTGTATGTTTGAGTTCATTTTCAAGGTAGTGGATAGCCTTTTTAAGATCCTTCTCTTTCGATTCAGAAGACTTGTAACCGGCTCTGCAAATATATTTAATAGCATTGCCTAAGTGATAATTCAGTTGTTGGTCTCGAATGAAATCCCAGACCTCTATAAGTCCTCGTGTGTAGTGGGTAGGTGATTGGGCCATTTCTTGACTAAGTTACTGACGGTGTTGGATAGGACAAAGTTTTGCTTTTGCAATGCAAGGAAGACAGTAATAATGTCATTCTTTTCTGCATCAGGCAGAAGGTCGTTTAACCTTCTTATTTTTAGATCCTGCTCAAGCGTCAACTCGATAATCGGCGGAGGGGGACCAAAGAATGGGCTGTTGCTTGTCGAAGTCATAATCATCGGCTGTAAGGATCTTTGCAAGTCTTGCATTTTCAAGTGCGACATCTTCCGAAAGATCTTTGTCAGCAAATGCTTGAACGACAGTCTTCCAAGAGTAACCTTTTTCTTCAAAAAGAGTGACCGCACGTTTGACTCCAATACCAGGTACGCCACTATAGCCGTCAGTTTGGTCACCTGCTAGTGTTTGTATAAGGTGCCACCTCTTACCCTCTGCCTCTTCCACATTCATCAATTCTGACATGTCAAAGAGTTTACCAGGTATTTGGCGCATGTCCTTGTCTGGTGAGCAGATAACACTACCGGGGTTTTGTGTAGCGTAGATACCTAAGGCATCGTCAGCCTCAAGTGTAGGCATGATAACAACCTTATACTCAGTCTTGAGTTGGTTGATCACACGTTTATAACCACAAGGTTTCTTGCGATTGCGATGCCCTTTGTATGAGGGCTGGATTGATTTACGAAAGTTTACACTGTCGCTGAAAAACAGAATTAGTTCAGGTACATCCCAAAGAAAGTTGTTAATGATTTTAAGTAGGTCGCGTCTAACGTTAGCATACGCTTCACTGAATTTACTTGTAACAAGAATTACATCATCGCCCCAATCTATTTCTGTCTCGGCTCCGGCACAGCTTTTGTAGACCACATAATCGGCGTCTACAAGCATCTTCACTTGCCTTGTCCTCGATAAGCTTTCTTACCACGTTTGGGTACGGAGTTACGTCCTTGGCCTTGGCGTGTTTTCTTTGCGACTGATTTAACCTCAGTCTTACTTTTCTTGCTGTACATTAGTGGGTTTCGCTCCAGTTGTTTCCGTGTGTTGCTTCCGCGTCGAGTCGGATTCGCATGTTGTAATATTCTCCAGCTGCTGTAGCGCTATATACCAGGGATGTAGATAAATCTTTGACGTGCTCTGGGGCACACTCGAACTGTAACTCGTCATGAATGAATCCTAGTTGCGATGCACATATCTGTGCTTCTCGCATTGTTTGTTGATTAATGACCATCCACCTCTTCGCGATCACACCAGCTCCTGACTGGAGGCAGTAGTTTAGCGATTTGTGAGGTGAATCAACCGTAATTTTTCTTCCGTCGATAGACTTGATGAACCCTCTCTCCGAAGCTTTCTTGATAGCTGTGAGTAAGTCACCCAATCCTTCAATTGCTTCGACGTATGCTGCACGGATTTCTTTACCCTTTGATTTAGCTTTTGCAGTGGAGAGTTGGGGATCATAACTGTGTCCAATTTTTTCATCACCGGCACCATATAGCATAGCATAAGTTACGGTCTTGACTTGTCGTCTGGAGATACCAATCTTGTCTGCGTTGATTTGGTGGATGTCATCCTCAAGTAGTAGTCTCGCATATCTTCCTCCATCATACCGTGCAAGATAATGAGCGAGCATACGAAGCTCGATACCACTAAGATCGGCACCAACCATGGAGAGACCAGGGCTCGGTATAAAAAGGCGTCTAAATCTTTCATCTGATGGAACTTGACCAAGGTTTGGATTTCGGTGGGCACATCTGTGGGTGTTAGTAGCAACTGAACAATGATGATGTATTCGGTTAGCACTCGTACTCAACTTGAGCCAAGCGTTCGCGCCTTCGCTGATCATTCCAAGCATCTTCGTTATCGTCAAAATCCGGAGGAATGCAAGGGCAGTCGGGCTCCCGATCTCCTTCAGTATTGGCTCGTCGATGATAGACTTCCCAGTAGGTGTCTTCTGTGTCGGAGTCCAGCCATGAAATGTTTGCAGGATCCATGCTATATGATCTCGTGATGTAGGATTTAATTCTTTAAGGCGTGTGAGTGGAGCATCTTTGACATAGCCTTGGGTTCGATTATCTCGTTTAGGAGTAAACACCGATCCTGCAACGTAAGGATGCCTGTCACGTAGTAGTTGATAAGTTTGCTCAAGCTCTTGTCGGAGAGTTGATGCAAGTTCCCATGCAGCGCGTTCATCAAAATACCATCCATGTAATTCTTGTTTGGTGAGGATTTCTGCGACTTCATGTTCTAGCGTGACCCATTCAGGTATGGCTGGAAATGTTTCCATAGTTTGGTGGTAACGTGAACGTCTTGTATGCAATAATTTTCCATTTCTTGGGACCAGTCCGCCCAATCAGAAGTGGAACCATAGTCACCTTTACGTTCATCTAATCTGTAGCCGTAAGATTCTAGTGAGTGTTTGCCATACAACTTGAGAGGCATACCATCCCAGGTACGATGCTTATCCAAGTTGATCATGTCCGGATGGTAAAGTCTGCTAAGTAATAGAGTATCCACCACATGAGCAGGGTTACCAAACCAAGGGTAGAGTTTACGGATAACAGGTAGGTCGTAACCAATAATGTTGTGACCAATAACCCTGTCCGAATCCTGTAATCTTTGCAAGCCTCTTGATATCGGCTCACTAGATCCAGTGTCATTGTACGCAATTGTCTCATCTGTAGAGAGATCATAGATAGCAAGGCAGTGGATGGTACTAACATCATAAAGTAATCCGTTTGTTTCTATGTCAAAGACTAGACTCACTTCCCATTCCATTTGAACGTCCGATTTTTAAATTGAGCACGTTCAATAGCTTCGGTGGTAGGTGGGTTAGGCTTATGTAGCTTCAGATCAGAAATCTGTTGCTGCGTTGAACTCTTGTTCTGGTTGAGTTTCATAGAATTTACAGGTAGATAAATCATAGTTTAATCGACAAGCAACGCCTGTTTCCCCAGAGTAGCGATTTTTGAGAATTCTAACAGTTGTATCAGAGTGTTTAGATCCACCCTGCTGATCTCTTTCGAGCCCAATAACTGCATCGCTAAGTTGAGCGATTGCCGCACTTCCTCTAAGTTGTCCGAGTGTAACACGTGCACCTTCTTCATGATTTTGATCCGATGATGTGCGCTTAAGATGCGACACAAGAAATAAAGCAATGCCTGTGCGTTCAACTAATGAACGTAGGCGTGTCATTGTAGTATCTATCATACGTCTTTCGTCTCCATCCAATCCACTGAGGAGGATAGACAGGTGATCGAGAAAGATAACCTTGGTATCCAAACCTGCAGCAAGATATTCAATACGATTGTATATGATATCAGGATCAAAAGATCCAAACCCATCAAAAAGAAATAAATCCCAATTAGCAAGCGTTTTATCATAGGCTTCAGTCAACGTAGAACGATCATGTTCACCCATGTGTAATGCTTTACCAACAATAGGAGACATAAGCCCTAAAGCAGT